TTTCAAAACAATGAATATCTCTCAACAACTCGGCCAGATTGATTTCCGGGCACCATACCGTGCGGTCTTTTTTGGGGGTGACTAATTGCTTCGTAAATAAATGGGCTAACGGCGTCATGCTGCCCCCTCCGGTGTGCACGGAACCTCATCTGCGTGTCGGGAAAATGCCCCATCCCATCCAGGGAACTCCGCTTCGTAGCGCGGCAGGTACACGTCGCATCTGCCGTTGGCGCCCGGCTCGTGATATCCATACGCCTGCATGTGGCTTGGGTTTGTACCGCTTGCCTTGTGACGCCGGCACCGGCCGGATGCGGGGCATGTCTCGGAAAGGCACATCTCGAAATCAGGCATCGCGCGCCTCCTCGATGCGGTAGGCGACGATGGGATAATCCGCGTCAGCCGCCCAATCGAATGCTTGCGCATAGTCAGCAACAGGATTCCACCCGTCGGCGCACCGAACTTCAACCACAGCCCCATCCGCCACCGGGCACTCCCCGCCCTCCCAGGCGGTCCACCCGTCGTCGGCGGGCGCAGGAGCCGGCGTGTCGGCGGTCTCGGCGAGGGCGGCGCGGCAAATCTGCGCTCGCTGCCGCGCGATACCTGCGCTCCCCTTGCGATCTTCCAGATCGTGTTCGATCGCCATCGCGTCGAACCATGCTGCGGCATGGAGCATGGCCCCCCGCAGCCGTGCGACCTGCGCCAGGGCGGCGTCCAGGCGGTCCTTCGTCTCTGCCCACAGCCCGTCGAGCGTGTTGCGCTCGCAGGCCAGGTCGTACGCGGTCGAGCACGGATCTGCGGGGTCGCAGGGCTTGTGGTCAGTCATGGGCGGGGTCCTCCGGGTTGGCCGGCGCGGCAGGGAGCGGCATCCAGTGGGTTGGATTGTTCACGACCGCCCAATGCTTCCCGCCAAAACCAGCGCCGACCCGCTCGGCCCAGCATTTGGACGGCACGTTCCACGCACAGTTCGCGATGCGCTCTCCTGCCCAAAGGTCTATGAGCGTCCCATCCCTCGGGGCCGTCTCGATCGGCTGCCAGCGTGCCGCATCCCGCTCGGCCTCGGCCTTCCGAATACGTTCCGCCATCTCCTTGATTTTGGTCTGATGGTCGGCAAGATCGAGCGTGCGGGCCTCGTTCACGTACTTCAGATCGGCCTCGGCCTTCTCGGCGCGGGCAATGGCAGCGTCACGCTCGGTCTCTACTTTCAGCGCGTGGTCTTTCCACCAGAGCAACGGGGTCGTTTGAGCATCCCGCTCCTTCTCCGCCGCCGCGAGGCTGGCGCGGAGTGCGTCGATCGTGTCGAGCAGGGCCAGCACCACCTCGGGCGAGACGGCCGCCAGATAGTCGGCATCCTCCGGCCGGATGAAAACGAAGTGGACCGGCGTCTCCTGGGTGACGCCGATGCCGAGCGTCACGATCGGATAGGGCGCGTGGCTCTGCGGGTGATGCCGCACCGTCGCAATATCCCGCCCGACGTGCTCACCCGAACAGGTCGTGCCGTCGTGGCGGGTGATGGAAAACGGGGTCCGGTAGGTCACGACCTGCCAGGGGCCGGGCGTCGCTGCCCCGGCCAGGGGGCGCAGATCAACGGTGGTAGAGATGATCGGGGAGGACTCTTGTGCCAGCGGCGGCCGAACACCCATCACGGCTACGGCTTTCAGAGGCGTGACCTCCTCCCCAACGGTCAAGTCCGGCTTGACGGTTGCGGCAGCAAGCATTGCTTGAGCGACCCGTCGAAGAGCGGGTCTGCCGCCCTGGAATTTTTTGCCGCCGATGTCGTCATACACCCAATCAGGATATCTATTTGAAATGTCGCGATCGTGCAGACCATCCCATGCGTAGCCGAGCCACCCGGCCAGTACCCGTGCCGCGGCCTCGCAACCAGGCCCGCGATCTGCAGCCTCCTTCTCGGCCGCGAGGGCGCGGAGCATCTCGGTCACCTTCACCAGCGACAGCGCCTTGAAATGCACTGTCGCAGTTTCTCCTAGCTTCGGCGTAACGAGCGCCTCTGCCAGCGCCCGCAGCGCGGCGGGGGATGTGTCGATGTCAGGCATGGTCGGCCTCTCCGTGTTTGGCGAGCACCTCGGCGGCGAGCGCTCTGGGGTCGTTGTGCCCGGCAGCGATCTCGCGAAGGGCGGCCACGGCGTCGACCTGGAGCGCTGCGATGCGGGCGGCTTCCTTGTGCCTCGCGTCCATTGCCGCGAACCTGTCGTCCATCGCCTTGCTGCGGTCGTCGCGCTTCTGCTGAACCGTGACCGGATCGTGCTGTCGGCAATAGAACTTGCCGTCGCGCTCGATGACGCCGTTTCGGGCACACTGGTGCCCTCGCCAGCCGGAATAGACGTGCGCATCACACCTCGGCATCGCTCGCCTCCTTCTGGATCAGGGCACGGATGGCGACGGATGCCGCAACCGCTCCGCTATGGTCGTACATCCCAATATTCTGCTGACGCGCCACCTCCGCGCACCGCTCGATGATGAGCGGGAGGAGATACGCAATGGCGGCGCGGGCGCTCCGTTCTGCGTCTTCGCAAGGCAGGCGGTAGTCCGCAGGGATTTCGGCGCACGCGCAACGCCGATCTTGCTCAGCGCAGATCGCATAGGCCAGCGGCTCAACGAGGGCTCCAGTGTCGATCGTCATGACCTTGTCTCCCGGATGGACACGGATCCATCCAAAAAGGCGCGACCTTTGTCTGTGATCCACCAGACCCTTGACCACGGATAATTCCCAGCCCCCCGATCATCATTGGTTCCCCCGCCTTTTACATATCCTCCGTAAAAAAGATCCATCATCAAATTATATGATGTTTTGAGCTCATCTTCAGTTGTTCTACCTGAATTGCTAAGAATTTTCAGGATTTCCATTTTTCTAGGAGTCATCTTAACACCACCTGTCCGTTTAGTTTTTGCTTCCACTTGCTGGCGCGGCTGCCGGGCATAGGCCGGGCGCTGCGCTTGATCCCGAGATGCTTGGCGCGGACGCGGGCCGTCTTGGACTTGGCCGCCACGTCCTCGGCCGTCTTCGCGCGGTGCTTGTCGCGCAGAGCCGGCGCCAGGTTGCTTTCGCGGTGCCCCCCGCCGTTGCACAGAGCCACGATGTGGTCGCATTCCCACTGATCGGCAGCGGTGATCTTGCGGCCGGAGATGTGGCAGATGCCGTTGTGGCGCTCGAATACGCGGAGTTTGACGCGCTTCGGAATGGCTACGTCGGGCGTCGCCCCAACCCACTCTTCAACGCTTCGGGTCATTCCAGCCACCCCCATCGTTTGCCGCGCGATATGTTGCTGACAGTCATTTGAGTGACACCAAACTGTTTAGCGATTTTCCATTGGGCTTGTGTGCCAATCATCTTTCGAATACTTCGCACCTGATCTTCCGTCAGTTTTGCTTGAGGGTTCCGTGTCCCTCTGGCTGCGGTGCCATGCTGTATTTTATGGGCGGCGTTTTCGGCCTTAGTCGCCCACGCCAAATGCCTGGGGTTACAGCAGAGCGCGTGACCATTCCCGCACAAATGAGCAACTTCATGTGATGGCGTCGGCTTATCACCATGAACAGACTTACAAGCAAAGACATGAGCACCGACAGAGCGTCTATTGTGATGGTAGACACCATACCCTTTGCTGTTATTACCAAAAGGCCAAGGGAGGCAATCATCCCCGTCATATGGGATGACAACATTCATCATGAACTCTGTAGCCTTATGGCGGCCTGTAGTTCCTTTCAACGGGCACCCGTGCCGGCGGAACCGAGCTGCATGACCTCGGCAATACCCACGGTTATCGTGCGGCTTATCGCACCCCTCGACCGTGCACATGCGTTTCCCCCTGACGCGGGGAGGGATACGCGCATCTGGCGTTGCTCCTACCCATTCTGGGACGGAGCGCATTAGCCGTTCTCGGCTTTGGCGATGGCGTTGCGACCAGCTTGAGCGCGCGACCGAAGCGACAGGACAAAGTCGACGTTCGGGCTTTCCCCGTAGACATTGACAAGCCTGTCGGCGACAAAATCCAAGAAATCGGGCGTGTTGAGCGAAGATCCCATGGTCTGCGCATGCAACAAGTCAGGCGCAGCGGCAATCAGACGGGCGTTAGCCTCCATCACTGGCCATAAATCTGGCTCGTTGTAGTCCCCGTCGATCTGCGCCACTTCGTACCGGACTCCGTCTGCGCCCAGATGCGTAACGACGGTGTCATCGACTGGCCCAACGACCCACGGTCCAGGCGTGTGCTTGCTCATGCAACCTCCCTCTGCGCTTCGTTCACGAGCGTCATCGGATCGCATCCGATCAAATCGGCCAGAACAGCCAGCGCACGATCAAAGAAAACCTTGAATTCAACGCCGTCCATTTTACTGAATGCCGTCGAATCCGGCAACCATATATCGTGTCCGGTCACCGACTTAATCTTGATCGAGTAGCCAAGATGCAGCTTCAAGGCGTCGTGCAGACGCTCAGATGTCGGATAACCGTCGACGTTTTCGACGACCTTGCTTAAGATCGACCAGTAAAGCCGGTTTTGCTGCGTCGATCGCCGCTGCTTAATCCCGACCTCGACCACGCTCCCGATCGCCACGCGATCCAGCCGCTCGGCATCAAACCCGGACAGAGGCTCTAGCCCCCGTTGGGTCCGGCGCATCAGCACAGGGGCGCGGTCTGCGTCGGTGCGGGCCATCACGCGGACTCCCGCGCGGGCTCGACGCCATAAGCCTTGATGCGGTCCACGACGACAGCAAGGTCAGCGTTGAAAGCATCAATCGCGTCGGACAGTTTCGAGATGTATTCCTCATCCCGATAGGCCCGCTTCACGAACATAGGCATCCTCGGCCAATAGACCGCGATATCGACCCACTCGCGTTCGGACACCCATAGGGCGCCCTGGCACTGCGCCTTGTGTTCCGCTGGGAAATCGTCCTTCAGGATGCAGTCGATCAGCAGATGCGGCAGCTTCGTCTTGATCTCCAGCATGCCGGCATCGCCGATCAGGCTGTCGGGCGAACACCCCTTCTGACCGTTCCGAAGAAACCCGATTTGCGTCGGGTCAGCATCGGACATGAAGGCGTATAGGCTACGGGCCTCGGCCTCCATCTCGTGCCCGCGGTCCATGTGCGCGTTTCCATAGCGCTCCATGGGCTCGCCGGTGATGATCTCGCCGGCCAGCTTGTGCAGATAGGTCCGGCGCATTTTGCCTTCAGAGCCGGCGCGAGGCGCCAAGACCGTGCCGAACTCGCTCGCGGTCGGGATGCCCATCCGCGCACGGAACCAGTCCTCTGAACCCTGCTCGCAGTCGTAGACGGTCAGCATTATCGCTTCCCGCCTTTCTGGCGCAGGCGCGCCATGGCGTCGTCGTACTTGGCCGAAGGCAGGTCGGCGACGGCATCAATCCGGTAGTACTCGCAGAACTTTCGGACATCGGCGCCGGCTTCGTCTATCAGGTCACGAAGCGTGAAAATCTGATCGTCCGTGATCGTGCCTCCCTTCACGCCAGCCGCTTGGCCGTCGTCGTCTTCGCCGCGAGACGTGAGGTTCAGGAGCGCGCCGGCCGTGTAGCGCTTGCCATAGCTGACGGACGAGGCGACAGCCTGCACGGCGTTCTTGCTGCCGCTGCCGTCCGGCAAAAGCTCCATCGTCGTCGTGTCCGAGTGGCCGCCAGCATGGCGCAGGACTGCCGTGACCGAGATTTTCCCCGCCTCGGTCACCGTGCGAAAGCTGATCGAGAACCCGTGCCGCGCTAGAACGGGCTTGACGGCCTCGTTGATGTCCTCCCACAAAGCATAGGTCGATTGGACCTTTCCATCCCGGTTCTTGATCGAGCCGCGCTCGGCGACGATCGGGAGTTCGGGTTGCATCAGGGCAAAAGCCTGCGCGTAGGACTGTTCGGCCGTCTTGGCCGTGATGCGCTCGTAAAGCGACATCAGGCGTTCGAGCTTGTCGACATCCGTGCTGGGGTCACTTGCGGCCCGGGAAATCACGGACATCAGCGCGGAAGCATCGGTCGCCACAACGACAGACTGCGGTTGATCTTCGATCTTAGCGATCTGCATTTTTTGCCACCTCTGCAGCAAGGATGAGGATTTCCGGAGCGATCCCGCCGCGCTGTGCCTCGGCAACGATCCGTTTGGCGATCAGGTAAGACCGCGCATTGTCGAGAGCCCGGTTGATCGTGGCGCGCTCCAGTTCCGCCGTCGTGCGGTGGAACGCCAGAGCCTCAGACCGTGACAGACCCATCACAGCCCCCACGTCGAGAAGAAGGCGGCGGCAAACAGGAGCGCGGCCGAGGCGAGGTATTCGACGCGCGCGCTCATGACCGGCCCTCCTCAGGCAGCGGCCAGTCCTCCGGCTCCTGCTCGCTGAGCCAGCAGCACAAGCGGTCGAGCTGCCACGCTTTTTCGGCGTCCTCGGCGTCCGAGGCGGCGGCCCTGGTGGCGACCCAGGCGGCGGCCCTGGCGGCGGCCCTGGCGGCGACCCAGGCGGCGGCCCTGGCGGCGTCCCTGGCGGCGGCCCTGGCGTCCGAGGCGGCGGCCCTGGTGGCGTCCATGGTGGCGTCCATGGTGGCGTCCCTGGCAGCGGCCAAGGCGGCGTCACTTACCGTCCCGCGCGCAAAGCCCCGCGCCGCCTCGATCGCTTGACGCGGGCGAGCGTCCCCGGGCATCTCCCGCTCAAAAATCGGCAGCACGTGCGCCGCACAGTCAGCACCCCACAGCCTCACGCGCCTCTCGATGCCCGGGTCTTCTCGGCTGGCTTCCATCGCCAGCCAGACGAGATCGTCGAACTGGATGCCGGCATCGGCCATCTCGCGGAACGAGAAGCCCCGCGCCTTCCAGACGGCGACGCCGCCGAGCTTCTCCGTCGCCGCCAGAAGCATATCCGCGCTCGGGCGCAACGCCGCCACGCGATCGTAGGTGAAGGTGAGATCAGTCATGGACGGGGTCCTCGATCTGGCGCAGGCGCTCGACCGATCCAGGTGTTGCCGTGGCGCGATCGCCGAAGTCGCGGGCGACGGTCTGCCCTGCGTGGAAACGGGCCGCCGCAAAGCTGCTCGACCGATACGGACAGGCCGCTGTTGGGTTGGCGAATCCGGCGTCAAAAGCCGGCGAAGAGCGCCCGTCGAAAGGCGGGTGCCTGCAGAGGTATCGATAGGAGGCCTGCTGCTCGAAGCTCGGGAAGACCGGCCGCCCTTCGATGAAGTAGATCGTCTCGCTCATGCCTGCTCCTCCAACCGGTCCATGATCTCGTTGCAGTAGTGCTGCGATCCCTCGACGCACTTGACGACGGCGTCCCAGAGCACGGCTTCGAACGGGTCGTCTTTCGACAGGGGCTTTTGAGGCCCGCCGCGCAACCCGACCGAAACCGCGTCGATCTTGAACGCGGCCTCATCTTCCGACGGGCCATCGACGCCAGAAGCCCAGACGCGGGCGGTGTCGATGAACGCATAGTCGCCGACGAAGATTTCCTCGACGAGGATCCAGACCTGATGCCCTTCGATCGCCGGGCCGCGCGGGGGCTCGGCAGGCTCACGAAAGCGCGGAAGATCGTGAAAGTGCTGGTTCATGGGGTGTGCCTCCTTGGCTGCCCGAGGCCTGCGCACGTTCCCGCGCGCCGTACTGAGGCGGTCAGTCAGACCTTGTTCATCTCGATGGCGGGGATCATCTGTTCGGCGACGAACCGGCCGACCTGCTGTTGGACGATCTTGCGGGCCTGTTCGGTGACCGCTCCG